CGACAAGGACGGGCGCGTGGTCGTGCTGCCGTGCAAGGTGGGCGATACGGTTTACATGCTCGAGCGCATTTTTGACATTGATAATGGCGTATGCGATGAGATATGCGCCAGAAAGGTAATAGGACACGGCGGGAACAAACTGAATAAATTGTGGCTCATAGGGAGCGGCGGCATATGCAACGTCTCTATTTTCGTTTCAGAGTTTGGCAAAACCGTATTTTTAACCCGCGAAGAAGCCAAGAAGGCTTTGCAGGAAATGGAGGGCAAGAAGGATGGCTAAGTACATAACAAAAGCGCAATTTGGGAAACTCATGCATACCCAGTTATTCGACAACGATGAGTACTTGAGACTTTTAGCAGAGCTTGCAGGGATAGAATCACGGCCAACCACAGAGTACAACCACTACGACGAAAATGGTGATTTCATTGGCAGCAGCGTGGACACCGACCTTTCTGAATTGCTGGAAGCGGCTGGCGTGGAGGTGCGGGATGGATAAGTTAAAGCCGTGCCCGTTCTGCGGCGGGGAAGCTGTCGCAACCAAACACCATAACAGATTCACAGAATGGTATTTGTGTTCCCGCCCCAAATGCCATATTTCGCAGACGGGGAGTGAATACGGATTCCGGTTTGAAGCCGTTGAGGCATGGAACAGGAGGGTAAATGATGGCTGATTATATCAGCCGCGAGGCGGCGGTGAAAGACTTTGAGGCAAACAACGCAAGGAACCCGTACTGGACGCCTCCGCGGGTGAAAACACTCCTGCTGCGTCAACCCGCCGCCGACGTTGCGGAGGTGGTGCATGGAACGCCGGTGACGGAAGTGCGCACGAGGACGATTGTGGGATACCATGAGGAGATCGGAGTTTTAGCGGGAGACCGCTCTACACTTTACCGCAGGAATATGGTGCATATGGATATCCCGTATGACCACTGCCCAATATGCGGCGCAACGCTGTGCTCACGGTGGCACAACTTCTGCGGCAAGTGCGGTGCGCGGATGGACGGCAGTAGAGGCGCGACCGAATGAGCGGACTGCGATTTGCTCGTGGGAGCGCGAAAGGAGGAAAACTGATGCAGGATTGCTGCTTGACCTGCAAGAACCTGGAATACAGAAAGAACTACGTTTACCCGTATCGGTGCTTGAAGCACAAGGCCGAACGGTTCTCGGAGAAGGAATTGGAACGGAGGTACTTTTCCGGAGAGGAATGCAAAGACTTTGAACAAAGGAGGTGGCCAGATGGGCACAATTCTGGCGATTGACCCCGGAAACACTCAGAGCGGCTACGTCGTGGTAGAACACGACGGCGAAGAGATCCGCCGCGTGCTGGAGGCTGGGAAAATCGATAACCCGGCAGTGACTGATATGCTTGATCGGAAGCTTTATGCGAACTGCATAGACGTCGCAATCGAGATGATCGCGGGCATGGGCATGACGGTCGGACAAGAAGTGTTCGACACCTGCGTCTGGATCGGGCGATTCTGGGAAATCGCGTTGAGGTCGGGCGGATATGAGCCGAAGAGGATCTATCGCCGGGAAGAAAAGCTGGATCTGTGCGGATCGCTATCTGCCAAAGATGCAAACATCCGGCAGGCCCTCGTTGACCGCTACGCGCCCGGCCGGCCGAACTTCGGCAAGGGCACGAAGAAGAATCCCGGTTTCTTTTACGGCTTCTCGGCGGATATGTGGGCGGCGATGGCGGTCGCCGTGACGTATTTCGACAAGTACATAAAGGGGGTAAAGCTATGAGCAAGATGCAGCGCAAGCCGCCAAGACCGCCGATGCGGCTGACGTGCGATGCCTGCGGGAAAACGTTTATGCGCGCACCGTCGAAGTACAAGGCAAAATACAATTTTTGCAGCGAGGCGTGCGCATGGACGGCACATAGGGAAGCTGTGATGGGCCGGGCGGAGCGCGTGCGGATCCTGATCACGTGCTCGATCCCGGTATACCCGGAAATGCGGCCCGTCTGCGGGCGGGAGTATCCCGCCGAGAAGTACAAGTACGCGACAAATCGGACTGGCTACGTCGTTACGGTAAACGGCAGGCGCGGATGTGTGAGGGGGAACGAATGCAGGGAAATCTAGGGCTTACACCGGTGCAGGCCCCGTGTAAGGGCTGCGCGGACAGGCATACCGGCTGCCACACGGACTGCACCCGATACATAGCATTCCGCCGGGAGGCGGACAGATACAAGCAGGAGCAATCGAAGGATGCAGCGAGATATGCAACGACACGGGGCTGTCTGCGTACGCTGAACGATGCGAACCGCGCAAAGCGTGAAGGGAGGCAACATTACTGATGGACAAAATCAAGGGAGCAAAGTACGGCGCAAAGTATGACGATGGGGAGCCGCGCCCGTCGCTCGTGCCGGTGGAGGGCATCGAGGCGATCATGCAGGTGCGGGAGTTTGATAAGGTAAAATATGCCGATGTGGAGGACTGGCGCAAGGTACCGCGTGAGGAGTGGCTGGACGCCCTTCTGCGCTACGTTCTGCATATCTGGGATAATCCGCTGGCGCTGGACGATGAGAGCGGCTTACCGGCTCTGTGGCACGTTATAACTAGTGCTGCGTTTCTGTGCGCAGCGTACAAAGATGATATCGATAAATTTTATGCTTACGCAAAGGAACTGAATGAAGCAGCGGGTGAGCAGTGGGATAAGATGGTGCAAAGCGCATTAAACAATCCAATAGCGAAGGATATTCACTTCGACTGGGTCTGGACAGGGCCAGGGCCCGACCCGCGCGGGGAAGAAGGAGATCTTGGGCCTGGTGTTACAAAGGAGGCGAACCAATGCGGGGACGCGAGCGGACAAGGCAAAGACTAAGGACGGAGCTACACCGACGCAATATCAGGATCAATCAACTGCCGGAATACATACCGTACTCCGGCAAGACGTGTTACAATTACCTTTCCGGCAATGTTGCAATGTCGCAGGAGTTTGCAAAAGCTGTGCAGCGCATGTTGGATGAGTGGGACAATAAGCGAAGCGCCCGGCCTTGAGTGGCTGGGCGCTTTCGTTTACTCTCCTCGCATGATGGCTTTGATGGCTTGCTGCATAGTGACAGGCGAGCCGTCTTTATTGAAGCAGTTTACTTCCATTTCGTCTTGCTTTTCTCGGATGGCATCCAATAAGTCTTGATCGCTATCGAAACGGAAAGAAACCAATATGCGATGGTAAGTCTTATCGCAGTACCGCTTCTTAACCTCATTGCTTGTATGTGTTGGGGTTGTACGCTTTTTCTTCGGCTTCTGTCCTTCTGGCATGGCGTTTCCTCCTGTCAGCGCTCCCACGCGGATTTTGCAATGTCCTTGACGGCAATAATGCCGGGATGGGCTTTCCGCTCTGCCTCATAAGCTGCAAACGCGGCGTATCGCTCTGCGCCGGGGTAGGTGGTGCGCTGTACTTCTTCCGGCTTGATTGTAGCATCTTCAAAAACCCTCGTCAACGTCAAATCGTAGTAAACGCGGTTTTCGGTGTAGCTGCGGCGGCGCGTCAGCTTCAATTCGTAATGCCACGGCGCGACGCTCAAAAGCTGCACGCGTGCATAAAGCTGCGCCTGGTATTCCTGCATCTGCCTGATGGTCTCTTGCGCCTCTGCAATGTACCGGGACGCATACGCGCCCCAGTACTTGCAATCGCTGATGGTGTTGATCGCGTCCGGCTGCTTTAAGAACAGGCTGCGGCGCTCTTCATAAAATCCGCTTCTGTATTCCATGTCCGCACCTCTCATCTGATGCGGGGCGGATTAAACCGCCACCGCTGTTTCGGACATCTGGACGTTGTAAGAGCCGTACTTCCGGCGGATATCGCCCATCGAATAGTTACCGCGCCGCCATTTCCGGCCTGCTTCCTCGTGGTGCCAGCTCCAAAGCATCTTGTTCTTGCTCCACTTGCAGCCGATGGCCTTTAGCGCCTCTTTGTGTTCGCGGGTGTTGCCGCCGATCCAGAGCCAGGAACCGCAGATCTCAATGTTGAGGCCGGAGAGCTTCAGAAGCTCGACAACGACGCGGCGGAACTCTTCCGGGGTTTCGGTGGTCTGGTGGTATTCGTCCGCGCTTGCGTTGTGCGCGGCTTTCAGAGCCTCAAACACGCGGTCATGCTCGGCGTTGATGGCCTGCATCGTGGCGACGTCGCCGCCAACGTCCGGATGATGGATCGCGGCCAGCTTGCGGTAAGTAATGCGGAGTTCGTCAAGGGTCTTGCAATCTGCGAAATACTGTGTCATAATGAATACGTCCTTTCTCAAATCGTGACTGGTTTTTGTTTGGGCTTGCCGCTTCGGTGTTGGTAGCACCGGGGCGGCTTCTTTGTTTCTGTGGCTTCATCATAGCGCATACGATAACGTATGTCAAGCATTGTTTTCAAGAAATTTTCTTCCCTGCGTGTCAAGGCCTTTATTTCCCTATTTTGAGGCGCCGGTTCGCCCTGTGATATCAAGGGTTTCCGGCGTTTTCGCTGTAGAGAAGAATTTCTCTATCATTCAATTTTGCTGTTATGCTTGCGCTAGCAGCGCAGCTGCAAGCCAGCTTGCAAGCGTGCGCAGGCGACGCGCAAGCGCAGATTTCACGGCGGAGGTGATCGCATGGCGAAGGGAGATCGCACGAGCGTTGCAAAGCGCGCGGCCTGCCTGGTCGCGTATGCGGACACCGGGAGCGTTGAGGCAGCAGCCAGAGCCGCCGGAATCAACAGCCAAACTGCGCGGGGGATCGTGGACAATAATGTTGACGTTCTCGCCGAGACAAAAAAAGCGGCGGAAGAGCGTATGCGTGAGTTCATGGACTCCAAGCTGGACAAGGCGCAGACCGTCATTGATATGATGCTGGACGCCATGCCGGACAAGATCGAGCGGGCAAATCTGCTACAGCTTGCAACGTCTATGGGTATCGTAATTGATAAATTCGGAGGTCAGAAGGACTTCAACGGGAACGCTGTACAGGTCAATGTTACCTTTGGCAATAAGGCCGGAGACATGGACGCTTTCAAGTGAACGCCACCAAATAGATATTTTGTTGCGTTCATAATTCTTGATAAGTTCTGGAAACACTGAAAATATACTGGATATCATAACAATATACAAATATTCGTGCATACTCCGCATAATATACATACTTTCCGCAGTGCATAACACTGCATAATGCCTGCGCGCCTGCGTGCTGCGCGTGTGTGCATCTGTAGCCCTGGGCCGCAGGCCATTAAGCCCCCCGCGCCTGCCCTGCCTCGTCCGTGCGCGAGTGCGTACAGCCCCAAGCAAGGAAGAGGGCATAGGGAGGGGTGGCGGAAAAGGGGCGGCCAGCTTCAATCCTATGTATATATATGATTGAACCCACGCGTCTTCCATCCCCCAAAGCGGGGTAGCAACAAAACGGGCACCACCCTTCCGGGATCCCGCCCCTGAAAATTTCAAAAATCAAACAAAAAAGCCGTGTTGTGTTGGTCTTGCCTGCCTTAAGCAAGCGGGCAATCCTCCTTCTTTACTTCCTTTCCTCTTGTTCTGTCGGGTGCCAGGAACACCCGGCAGGCAAGACGAGCACAGCACAGAGGTACTGCATGGGCAAGCAATCATACAAGCGAACAGCGCCGGGCGAGACGGTAAAGATCGACCTCGGCAAGCCGAACAGCGAGCCGCAGCGGCAGTTCTTTGCCTCGACGGTGAAGTACACCTGTTACGGCGGTGCGCGAGGCGGCGGGAAAAGCTGGTGTACGCAGAGAAAGCCGGTCGGGGCCTGCCTGTACTATCCGGGACTGAAAATTTTGATCCTCAGACGGCGGTACGAAGACCTTGAGAACAGCGTGATCGATCCGATTGTCAAGCTGGTGCCGGAGAGCGTTGCCGTGTACAACGTGCAGAAGCACCTTCTGTCTTTCAAAAACGGCTCGACGATCAAGTTCAGCAACATGGACGGGTTCGGCTCTGCTGTCGCCGGTAAGTATCAGGGCCAGGAATACGACTGGATATTCATCGAAGAAGCGACGCAGTTCACCGAGCAGGAGTTTCGCGGTATCGCGGCCTGCTGCCGAGGCGCGACACCGTTTCCAAAGCGGATGTATCTGACGTGCAACCCCGGCGGTATCGGGCATCAGTGGGTAAAGCGTCTGTTTGTCAAGCGGGACTTCCTGCCGAACGAGAACCCGGACGATTATCTGTTTATCAAAGCGACGGTCGAAGACAACGTTGACCTGTTGGAGGGTTCGCCCGATTACGTCAACGCGCTTGACCTTCTGCCAGAGGACGTGCGCAGGGCGCACCGCTTCGGCGATTGGGATGCGTTGTCCGGCGGATTCTTCCCGGAGTTCCGGCGCGGGGTGCATACCTTCCCGGAGGATTTCCCGATTGACCCACGCTGGGCAAAATACCGGGCGTTCGACTACGGCCTCGATATGTTTGCCTGCCTGTGGGTGGCGGTCGATTTTGCCGGTCGATGCTATGTATACCGGCAATACAACGAAACGCGGCTGATCGTTTCCGAAGCCGCAAGCGCGGCGATTTCTCTGACACCTGCGCGGGAGCGCATCGAGTATACGATCGCCCCGCCGGATATGTGGTCGACGCAGAAGGATACCGGCAAGACAATGGCGCAGATCTTCGGCGAATGCGGCCTGCCGGTGCTGAAAGCTGCGAACAACCGCGTGCAGGGCTTTATGGCTGTGAAGGAAATGCTCAAGCCTCTGCCGGACGGGAAGCCGGGCCTGATGATCTGCGAAAGCTGCAAGAGTTTGATTGACGATTTGCAGGCGATCCAGCACGACGAAAAGAATCCGAACGACTGCGCCAAGCAGCCGCACGAGCTGACACACGATGTAGACGCGCTGCGCTATTTCTGCGTGATGCGGACGCTGAAACCGGAAAAGCCGGTCGAGGTTGACGATTATGAGGAAGACCGGCTGGACGACTACGACGAGTACATGACCGGAGGCGCGCCGAGCGCTTCTTATATCGGCTATTAACCTATTTACATACAAGAATACACGGGAGATATGTTTATGAACACGACGACTGCCGCATGGGTGTTTGCCCGTGCGATCCACCTGATGGACGAGCAGAACGAAACGACCGGCGAAACCTCAACGGCGGATACTTCTGAATACAAGCTGCGCACGCTGTCGATCCTCAACATCCTGCGGCACGAACTGTTCCCGTATTCCGATACCTACGAGGCACGGGAGGACGGGACGCGCGATGTCTGCACGGAGATTAAGGCGTTTACAGACGTGATCGATCTGGACGACGTGCTTGCACAGGGCATAATGCCCTACGGCCTCGCGGCACATTTGCTGCTGGGCGAAAATGATTCCATGGCGGCGTTTTTCAATGCCAAGTATTCCGAACTGATCCGGGATCTTGCCGCAAAGAAAGCCGCGAAGTGGGAGGACATTACGCCGTATTACGGCGGATTGTCCTGTTAAATGCGTAAACTGACGGCCCACCATAGCCGTTAAATTGGCCCACCATAGCCAAATACAGGAGGACACTATGAACGAGAACGAAACCGAAGTTGTTGTTGACGACGACAACTACGACGTGGATCTGAGCGAATTCGAGGATATGCCAGAAGCCGACGGCGACGGCAACCAGACCGAGCCGGAGGAGCAGGAAGAAGCCTCGCAGGAGCAGGAACCCGAAGATGCTGAGGACGCGCAGGGCGAAGACGGCGCAGATGCTGACGAGCAGGACGGCGCCGAGGAACCGATGTTCGACCTCAAGTACAACAAGGAAACGAAGCAGTATCCGCGGCAGCAGGTCATAGAACTGGCGCAGAAGGGCCTGAATTACGACCATGTAACGGAGCAACGCGACCGATTACAGCAAGAAAATGCGGAGCTTTCCAAGTACCGCGACGAAAATGCACCCGTTTTTGAGGCGCTGAAAGCGGCGGCGGAAGCAGCCGGAAAGGACATTCCGGATCTTCTGAACGTTATCCGCACAAATATGCTCGTTTCTCAGGGGCTTAGCCCGGAGGTCGCGCACGAACGGATCCTGCGTGAGGACGCAGAACGTCGGTTGCAGGAAACCACAGCGGAGAAAACGCGCAAAAGCGAAACGGAAGCGCGGCAGCGCGAGGATATCCGCCGATTTCAGGAGAAGTTCAAGGACGTCGATCCCAAGACCATCCCGCAGGAGGTCTGGTCGGCTGTCGGCAAGGGGGAATTGCTGGTAGACGCCTACGGCGATTATCAGCGGCGGGAGCTTGAGCGGCAGCTCAAGGAGGCCAACGAAAAGCTGGCGATCCGCGCCAAAAACGAAAGCAATAAACAAAAATCGCTGGGAAGCCTGCAATCTACGAAGCAGGAAACCGGCAAAGACCCGTTCCTGGAGGGCTTCCTTAGCGACGACTAATAGGAGGTCTATATGGCAGGAGTTATCAATCTTGCAGACAAGTATTCCAGTCAGGTACTGGAAAGATTTTTTCAGGACAGCTACACGCAGGGTTCGTTCAGCAAGAAGTTTGACGGCGAATTCATCGGTGTAAAGTCTGTCCGATTCCACGAGGTAGGCACTGTGCCGCTCGTTGACTACAACCGCAGAGGCAACGGCAACCGATACGGTGTTCCGAAGGATCTGACCGACGTGGAATACGAACTCCCGATGGAGAAGGATCGCTCGTTCTCCTTTGTCATTGACAAGGGCGACATGAAGGAGCAGATGGGCATCAAGAAAGCAGGCACGTGCCTGCGCCGTGAGATGCGCGAGGTCGTGACCCCGGAGATCGACAATTACCGCATGGACAAATGGGCGGAAAAGGCCGGTCTGCACGTTGCGCTGTCGGCGGAACCGTCCAAGGCTACGATCGTCGAGAATATGCTCGACGCGAATGTTGCGCTTGACGAGCACAACGTTCCGGCGGAGGGCCGCACGTTCTACATCAATCCGAAGTATTACAAGTTCATCAAGCTTGCGTCCGAGTGGAACAACATTGAGCCGCTGGCTGCAAAAGCGCTCGGCAAGGGCATTGTCGGCGAATTTGATGGCGTTCCCGTCAAGAAGATCGCAAGAATGCCCGCCAACGTGTACTTCATGCTGGTGTTCAAGAACGCCGCGATTTCTCCTGTGAAGCTGCACGAGTACAAAATGCACACCGACCCGCAGGGCTATAGCGGTGCGCTTGTGGAGGGCCGGTTCCTGTACGATGCGTTCGTTATGCCGACGATGGCAAACGGCATTTATGTGGCCTGCGCGGCTGGCAAGGTCTGCACGAAGCCGACAATCGCGGTTTCCAGCCATACCGTCACGCTGACGGCTGGCACCGGCGAAACGATCAAGTACACGCTGGACGGCTCCGACCCGCGTTTCTCCAAGACTGCGCTCGAGTATGATTCCTCGACCAAGCCGACTTCTGCGGCAGGCGATACGATCCGCGCAGCGGCATTCAAGTCCGGTATGTTCTGGTCTGATATGGCAGAAGCGGTTGACGCGTAAGCACCATAATAGGGCGTACAGCAATGTACGCCCTATTCTTTTGAGGGTTATAGCATGGCGACAATACCAACCAAAGACGACAGCAAGATCTTTACAATCAAAAAGTTCTTGGGGCTGAACGAATCCAACGACGGCGATACGCAGCTGAAATTGGGCGAGGCGTCGGTTCTGAAGAACTTTGAAATTACAAGCGAATATCATCTGCGCGTCAGGCCGGGTTATAAAACCCTGCACGCCTTTACCGGCCCTGTGCGCGGCCTGTGGCATGGCTATGTTGCGGGCGGCGAAGTGACCGTCTGCGCGGCTGACGGCGCAGTTTGGAATATTACAGAAAACGGAGCGGAGAACATCGGCGACATTCTTGACGCGCCGACAACGTTTTTCGGCTTCGGGGATAAGCTCTATATCCTGAACGGATCGGAGTATCTGGTATGGGACGGGATCGGATACGTCGATACCGTACACGGGTATGTGCCGGTCGTTGTGACCGCCTCCGCGCCGGGCGGGGGCGGCACGACGCTGGAACCGGTCAATATGCTGACAGGAAAGCGCCGCGTTCGGTTCTCTGCGGATGGGACGGCCACTGTCTATCAGCTGCCGGAGAAGAACGTCACGAGCATTGATTTCGTGTTCGTGGAGAAAACGGAAGTGACGACGGGCTTCACGGTCGACAAGGCCGCAGGAACGGTAACGTTTTCCACTGCTCCGGCGCAGGGCAGCAACAACGTCGAAATCTTCTACAACGTAGCGAATACGCTGCGCGTGAAGATCGAAAAAATGCGGTTCAGCGAGTTCTTCAACGGCGCGTCCGATACGCGCGTGTTCCTGTACGGCGACGGCAGCAACAAAGCATATTACTGCGGCGTGACGGAAGACGGCGAGGCCAGCGCGGAGTATTTTCCGGATCTGTACGAAATGCAGATCGGAACAGCCAACACGCCGATTACGGCAATGTCCCGGCACTACTCAAAGTTGCTCGTCTTCAAGCCGGAGGCGGTCTATGCGACCAGCTATTCAGCGATCACGCTGGAGGACGGCAGCACGACGGCGGGCTTCTATACTGTCCCGATTCATAGGGAGATCGGCAACGAAGCGCCCGGGCAGGTGCAGCTGGTCAACAACTATCCGCGCTCGGTCTGCGCGGGCAACATTTTCGAGTGGAGGCTTGCGACCACACTTTATGCGGACGAACGCAATGCCAAGAACGTTTCCGCCCGCGTCCAGCAGACCATGAATCAGGCCGACGTGACGAAGATCTTCACGTTCGACAACAACATGACGCATGAGTATTTTGTGTTCCTGAACGACGCAGAAGGAACCGTGCTGGTCAACAATTACGAAAACAACACATGGTATATGTTTACCGGGCTTCCGGCGGTGTGCGGTTGCGCGGACGGGATGGCAATGTATCTCGGCTTCTCTGACGGGCGGCTGGTAGATTTCGACCATATACACACAGCTGACGACGAAGCGCCGATCCAATCCAGGTACGAATCCGGGAATATGTCCTTCAATGCGGATTTCAAGCGGAAGACCAGCTCTATTATCTGGGTTTCGATGAAGCCCGCAACAAATGCGCGGATCCTGATCTCAGCCCGCTCCGACAAAAAGAGCGATTACGCGGAGAAAGAGGTTTCCTCGAACCTGTCCGGCTTCGATCATGTGAATTTCATTCACTGGTCGTTCCTGACGAACCGCGCGCCGCAGATCGAGCGGATCAAGCTGAAAGTAAAGAAATTTGTTTATTACAAAATCGTCATTACAAGCGGTTCTACTTTCGGCGACGTGACTGTTCTCGGCATTGACCAGAAGGTGCGCTACACCGGAAATGTGAAATAGGAGGGAACCCATGGAAACGATTCTTGGATTGATTTTGCAGCTTTTGATTCTGGCCTGTCAGATCGCGGTCTGTATCCTCGGCTATGTGCTTGTGCGGCACAAGCCGATTCAGGAGGAACGGAAGCAGGAGCAGGACGCGCCGAAGCCGGAGCCGTCCGAGGACGAGCGCCGTATGCAGGAGCAAATGCAAAAAATGATGGACGGCATGAATAATATCTTCGGGTATGACGGCAGGCCGCAGGGTGACAAGCGATGAAGGAAAAAATGACGCCTGATAAGGCGTATCGCAGATATGACAAAGGCGTACAGGTCAACACGCAGCTGAACTTGTACGACACGGTGCAGAAGAACGAAAACTTCTTTATCGGCAAGCAGTGGGAGGGCGTAGAAAGCAACGGCCTGCCGACGCCGGTCTTCAACTTTTTAAAGCGCGTGGCGTTGTTTCAGATTGCGACGATCTCCAGCGACAACTTGTCCATGCAGGCCTCCCCGCTCGGCTCGACAAGTATGTATTCGCTCGGCGATCTTGAGAAGGTCGCCGACGTTATGAATAAGCAGTTTGCGGCTATTTTTGAGCGGAACAAGGTCGTGACGCTGACGCGCCAGTTTATGCGCAATGCGGCGGTAGACGGCGACGGTGCGACGTATACATACTTCGACCCCGATATCGAGACCGGGCAGGAGGCTAAGGGCGATATCGTCACGGAGATCATCGAGAATACGCGCGTGATCTTCGGCAATCCGAACGACCGGCGCGTGCAGACGCAGCCGTATATCATCATCCCACGCCGCCTGATGGTGGAAGAAGTACGCCGCATGGCCAAACGCAACGGGGCCAAAAAGGACGATCTCGACCGGATACGGCCTGATACCGAAGACTTCAACAATCAGATGGACACATTGCAGGACAAGCTTTGCACCCTTATTGTCTATCTCTGGAAGGACGAAGACACCGGGACGATCCACAGCTATCAGTGTACGAAGGACGTAGAGGTAGAGCCGGAGAAGGACACGGAACTGAAGCTTTACCCGATTACATGGATGCCGTGGGACTATGTGCAGGACTGCTACCACGGACAGGCGCTGATCGCAGAGCTGATCCCGAATCAGATCTTCGTCAATAAGCTGTTTGCAATGTCTATGCTGTCCCTTATGACAACGGCGTTCCCGAAGATCGTCTACGACAAAACACGCGTTGGCCCGCGCTGGGACAGCCGTGTTGGCGCGGCCATCGGCATTAACGGCGGCGACGTCAATAACGTCGCGAAGATCCTTGACCCGGCGACGATCAGTCCGCAGGTATCGCAGTTCATCGACAGTGCGATCAATTATACGCAGAACTTCATGGGCGCGTCTGACGCGGCGCTCGGTGACACGCGACCGGATAACACATCGGCTATCGTTGCCTTGCAGCGTGCGTCGAATGCGCCGCTGGAGCTGGTCAAACTGAATATGTATGAATCCATTGAGGACTTGGGGCGCATTTATCTTGACCACATGCGCGTGTACTACGGTACGCGGTATGTTCAGGTAAAGATGTTGACGAAAGACCAGCTGAATTCTCAGCCGCTCGGCATGACGCTCCCGGAACAGGACTTCAACACGCCGTTTGACTTTGAGATTCTGAACAAGATCCCGCTTTCGCTGAAGCTTGACGTCGGCGCATCTGCGTACTGGTCGGAGATCACGACGGTGCAGACGCTCGACAATCTGCTCATGCAGGGCAAGATCGAGCTGATAGATTATCTGGAACGGATTCCGGAGGGCTATGTTTCCAAGCGGCAGGAGCTGAACGACAAGCTGAAAGGCAATCAGGTTATGTCGCAAATGAATCAGGGCGCGACAAATGGGAACCTTGTTCCCGCCACACCGCAGCCTGGGGAGATCCCGGTCAACGGCGGCAGCGGCTACGGGGAACTTCAAAGGGCGCTCAACAAAACGGGGGTGGCATAAGTGAGCATTCCGAAACTGGATACTGATCTCAGTATCATTCAGAAGCTGGACGATTATCCGAATGACGTCGGCGGTCTTTCAGCTGCGCAGCTGAAAGCCAAATTTGACGAGGGCAGTCTTGCGGTGCAGACCTATATCAACACTGTCCTCATTCCAGCGCTGGCAGCGGCGAATCTTGCCTTTACGCCGACCTCGGCAATAAACGCAAGCACCATTCAGGCGGCAATCGAAAACGTGCAGGCGCAGCTTGCGGGCATTTCCGCCGGTTCCATCCCGAACAACACGGTCGGCATGGAAAAGCTGACGAAGCAGGTACAGGACGCAATCAACGCAGGTGGCAGTGCAGGTACCGCGATCGTCACTCTGCAAGAAACTGTCGTGAAGCTTTTAAATCAGACGCGTGAGAATTCGAGGGATATCTCTACAATTAAATCTGAAAATCAGCTGCGTGATGTACAGCTGCAGAAGATCGACGAGAAAGCGGAAAAATCAGCTGGTTCCACATTTAATTTGACTGTTGCAGGATGGTCAGACAAGAAGCAGAAGACTGTTCTTACAATCGGAACAGGGCGGAATATCGCGGTCGGCCTTGACACGTCGGCGACACTAGCACAATGGCAAGAAGCGGCCAAATGTGGGGTAAAAGTCTATGGCGCAAATGAAACGGGGATTACCTTCTCCTGCGATACTGTGCCGACAGTTGATATTCCGTGCGCGTATATCCAGATGTAAGGAGGGCTTGACGTGATTGATTTATTCCCGAAGCAGATCAGTCCGGACGAGAAAACGATCAACGACAAGATCGGCAGAATCACAGCTGTCACGGAGGAGGACACGAACTACACGTCCTACATGGCACGCGGCGAAGCGTTGTTTGCGGAAGAAACCACGCCGACAAAGAACGGACAGATCGCGTGGCAGTGTGTATGAGGTGGCGGCATGGCAGGAAGAACATTGATAGACGGCGTTTACAAAAGAATCAAGGGCGGCAATATGCTTGTGGACGGCGTGAGCAAAAAAATCAAATGTGGCAAAGTCCTTATTGATGGCGTGTCCCACAACATTCCGCTTGAGAACGTGTTGACATTAACAAGCCAAGTGACCGACGTTATAGGCGCGGTGGTATACAATGGAAACGTATATTCACATGGCAGCATAGTTCTTGTAAGCGCTGGCGACGGCGTGACAGTCATGGTTGGCCTGGCTATGGGGAACTCAGAAGTTTCACCTAAAATGTATATAAAACTCAACGGAAAAGTCGTCGCAAGAGGAAGCGGAAATATAAGGGAGGTTACATATTCGTACAGACCTGCTTCAGACGCCACGATAACATTTATTCGCACATATAACGAGGGCGGCAACAGAGCCTTTGCCGCAGAAATCGTAGAATCGTAGGAGGCATATATGATTTATTTCAAGACAAATAATCAGGAATACCCTGCTGAAATCTCCAGTTTGGAGAAGGACTACCACTGGGGAGATCGGAAAACGTGCACAATCAAGCTGACTATGGCTTACGCAGAAGCCGCACAGCTTTTTGTAAACGGACTTGTATGGGGCGTTGTCCAGCGGGACACCGTGGCGGTATATGACAAGAGCGGCCAGCCGACGGGCGAAACACATGAATCTGTGCAGGAATGGGACTATTCCGATTACTGCGTCGCAGGCCCGATCACGGACAACCGCGATGGGACGTGTACCTGCAAGATGGGCAAGAAAACGGAAACGGAGTTGTTGCGCGAAGTCTCCGCCGATGCGGAGCAGGCTGCGAAAATTCTTCTTGGGGAGGCTGAATAATATGGCTACTTACACAGAAAGAGCGCGGGCGCTGCGCCCGTACATCGTCAAGGCAGCCGAAAGCCTGAATGATACAGACGCGGCAAAGGCGGTGGAACTGTTTCCTGCATGGGCATATCCCGTTGCTTATGCCGTCGGCGACCGCAGAAGCAACGGCGGCAAGCTCTACAAATGCCGTCAGGCGCATACCTCGCAGGAAAATTGGAAGCCCAGCGCCACGCCTGCACTTTGGGCTGTAGTTGACGCAGAACATACAGGCACGCACGACGACCCAATTCCGGCTTCTCGCGGCATGGAATACACCTACGGTCTGTATTACACAGACCCGGAAGACGGCAATCTGTATCTCTGTGAGCGCACCGGCTCCGCAGCGGGGGACAAGATAACATTGCAGTATCTCCCGCATGAACTTGTGGGACAGTATTTCACGGCAGCATAAGAGGTGCTGAATGAGAATCAATGATGGTAATATTCGGAAGAAACCGGCGCTGGATTCACCGGTAGGAAATGGCGGGAGGCTGCAACTGCGTCAACCTCGCGGGAATGATATCACCCTTCCATGGCAGCCGCCGGGCGGGCAGGCAGTTGTAAAAAGCGTGCAGCAGCCGACGCAGAGCGACAACCCCGCAGGCGGAAGCTCTAACGGGGTTGCGGAAAGCTACATGGAAAACTGGACTGCCTATGATGGAAACAAGCGGTTCGGGAACACGCAGTCCCCGGAGGCTTCTGCAAATCAGGGCAGCGGGAATCAGGGCGGCTCACTGGTGCAGGGCAATCTTTCCACAGCAGACATACCGAGGACGCTTGACCCGGAGTTCTCTTTTGGCCCGGGCAAAACGCCCGGGGCAGACACTGCGCCGGTCAATCCGCCAGCAGGCGGTCAGCCGCAGCCGGGATTCGGCGGAACAACGCGCCCCCCGACCGGCGGAGCAGTAAACCGCGACCCGCTAGACCCTAGTATCGGCGTTTCGCCGGGCGGAGCAGGCGGCGACATTGACCCGGGATTTACGCCCGGCAATAAAACGAGCACCGGAACCGACGTTGGCGCAGTGGTCGGCGCTGGTTCTTCTGCCGGAGGCGGCACCATCTACGACTGGTACAGAAAGTATCTGAACCAGCTCGGAGATTATAAAACACCGTCTGCGACCAGTCAGGAAGAAATGATCCGCAAGATGTACGAAGCCAGCCTTGCGGCAAACAAATCCCAGCTGGAAAGCGACTACAACCAGAATCTTTCCAATCTCGGCGCAGAGGAAGGCAAACTCGGCAGCATCTATTACGAGCAGCAACGGCAGGCGCAGGCGGAAGCAGACCGCAACCGGCAGGCATTTCAGGAGTACGCGAGCGCGCGAGGCCTGAACTCTGGCACGGGCGGACAGGCGGAGCTTGCCCAGCAGAACCAGCTTTCTGCGAACATGAACAATCTGCGCCAGTCTGAGGCGGAGAAGCGCGCCGAGATCGAGCGTCAGCGACATCTTCTTGGACAGCAGTACCAGAGTGCGATTCAGAAAGCACAGGCAGACAATGACCTGAATCTTGCAAAGGCCCTGTACGAAGAGGCTGTGCGCGTGGACGAAAGTCTTACAAACGCGGCAAAAGCCGACGCAGACCGTGCGCTTCAGATGTTCAATATCCTCAACAGCTCTGTCATGAGTTCCGCCGGAAGCAACGCTTCTGCGTATGCTGAACTTCTCGGTATCAGCGGCGGCAATACGGAGCAGCTCAACGAAATGTACAACAAGGCGCAGCAGATCGTATCCTCCGGCGGGTATTACGGAAAGAGTTCGTCCGGCGGCAGTTCGTTCAAGCAGGCCACGCAAAATGAGATCGAGTGGGCAGAGTATTACATCAACATCATCAACAAAGCAGGCGGCATCGACAACGTTGAAAATTACCTCACGACGAACTACAAGAGTTATGGTATCCCTTACCAGAAAGTCAGCAAGACTACGGCCAGTATGGCCGAAGCGGCAAGGGGGTATTCGACCAACAAGTATGTGATCGGTAGCGAAAAGGGCAAAGGTATCGCCGGAAATCTGCAAGTTGGAAACAAATATTACGCTTCAGACGGCTCTGTATGGCGGAAATCGCCGAACGGCAAGGTTTACGTCACGAAAGACGGCGTAGAAATGGAAGCGGATATCAAGGGATAAGGGCATATGGCTGATTATTTTATCAACTCCGATAAGGGCAAGGAGCTTGCGAACAGGCTGAAGGCGGGCGACATGGCGGAGGCTTCCGACGGTTCTCTTTGGAAAAAGGAAGCCGACGGAAGCATTACCGTCACGAAGAACGGGCAGACCATGACCGGCAGAGTGGGCGTATCCGCGCCCGCTGTTTCTGCTGCGCCTGACTATACGCCTGCACAGTCCCAGCCCTTTGCTACTCCGGTTCTGGACAGCACGAATCAGGCTGCACCGTCGTATTCCTTGCAGCAAGACACGACGCGGAACGTAATCACACCGGCGCAGACGGAACAGGTGCTTGCGTCTGAAAAGGCGCGGCAGGCAACGGACGCGGTAACTGCCGGACTGACGCAGGACGGCGAGAAAGCCAAAATCAGCGACGAGCAGCTGAATCAGGCAGTTCAACAGGCTATGCAGCCAGAGTATAGAATCGGTTCAGCCAAAGGTGTTTCTCTGTCAGAAAAGTTACAGAGAGCCGGGGACATGGCAGAAGCTTCCGACGGTTCGCTATGGACGCGAAACGAGGACGGCAGTATCACTGTCAAGAAAGACGGCAAGACCTGCACGGCCACCATTGACCGCGAAGCCGCGAAACGCGACGCACAGCAGGCAGCTGCCCCGGCCAGCTCCGGAACCGGCTCTGCGGGCGGCTCGTACTCCGGCGGTTCTGGTACATACGCTTCCAGCACCTCCGGCACGAAAAAGAGCGCGGCGAAGTCCGCACCAGCATCTACCGGCCCGGACGTTGCAACGCTGCGCAAGCAGGCCGCTTCCGCGCAGAAGGACATGGCGGACATTGCCCGGCAGATCTCCGCGAACAAGGCGCGCGGCAAGAGCAGCGGCGACCTTGAAAGCAAGTACGCCGAGGCAAAGTCACGATATGACGCGGCAAGGGCGCAGATCAACGCCGCCAGCGCGGAACTGACGCTTGTAAAGCAGGCGACGGCCCCGGAGATCAAAGCCGCTGCGGCAAACGGGCAGAACGCGCGGGATTCCTATTCCGTTCAGTACACCGACACGCCGAGCCGTGCAGAAGTCATGCGTTCGTATCAGGAGCGCAAGGAAGAGGCAAAGAAAGAGGCCCGGAAAAATGCGTGGCAGAGCCTCCCGACGGTGGCGGACGCAGACCGGTTCACGATCAACGAAGCGGCAGACGCACAGACCAGAGGGGCGGAACAGCAGTTTTTTGATTCCGCCCGGAGAGAGCTTCAGCAGAACGCTTGGCGCAGCCTGCCGACGGTGCGGGATTCCGAACGGTTCAGTATCCCTTCTCAGACGGACAGCCTGATTCAGCAGGCGATCACGCAGCGGCAGAGCGCAGCCCAGCCGCAGACCGACAAGGGGATCGGCGGAAAGCTTTTCACCATGCTTGGCGCAGGCCTCGGTCAGTTCAACGCTTCTATTGCCAACTTTGCCGACGCCGCAGCGACGACAGTCGAAACAGTAGAAAGTTATTTAAACGGCGGGTTTACAAAGGACGGGAAGTTTGTAAAAGGAGATTCGGCGTTCACAAGTTCCCTTTTGCAGCCGATCCATGCTTGGGCAAAGTACACCCAGCGCACGTCCGATTCTCTGAACGAGCGCTCCGCAGCAAACTGGAGCGATACGAAAGCGGGCAGCGTTGCAAACACGATCGGAACCGGTGTCATTGCAGCGCTGCCGCAGGCTGCGCTTGCGCTATTGACGCTCGGCACTTCGAGCGCAGGAACGCTGACGCAGGCCAGCTCCGGCCTTGCAGGCAGCATCGAAACCGTTATGCGGCGGATCTCCAGCGACCCTTCGTATTGGCTTTCATTTATGCAGGAAACCGGCGGTAACTTTGCAGAGGCAAAGGGAGCCGGAGCAACAGACGAGCAGGCCATTCTGGCGTCTACGATAGCTGGCCTTGCAAATGCCGCAATCGAAGTCGGCGGTGGTCTGGAAAACAATAACTGGATGAACGACGGCACGCTTTCTGCGCTCAGCAAGGCGAAAAATCTGATCAAGGGCGCGGTCGAAGAGGGCGGCGAAGAACTCATTCAGAACCCGATCAGCCGCGCCATGCAGAAGCTTGTCTATGACGGAGATCGGGAGTGGCTGTCACTCGACAACACGGCGCAGGGCCGGGACGCTGTTTTCAATCCGTATCAGTCAGCCGAGGAATTTGCAACCGGCGCAGCAGTCGGCGGTATCCTCGGCGCGGGGAACTTTGCGCTGAATCGCGCGCTCGGTTCGCGCAGCCAGAATCAGGCGCAGAACACTCAGCTGACACAGGACGAAATGCTTGACGCGTCCATTCAAGCCGCACTGCGCGGCGAAACGCTCACAGCGCCCGCACAGGCCGCGAATCAGAACGCCCAGCAAACGACGAAGCCCGCGCCAGAACGCGGCGCAGAGGGCGTTATAACAGGCGAAGCGCTGCCGAAGATCAGCATGGAGGACTTCGCCAACAACGAAAGCAGTGTTTGGAATAATGTTGCTTACGAAGACGATCAAACAAAAAATGCCATTATGCGAAAGGCGCACAATGACATGGTGAAAAACGGCGAGGTTGTGACAATCCCGGAAAGTGTGACAAACGACGTTGCGGAGCACTTCCCAGATATGCGAGGCGTAAGCAAGGCCGAAAGAACTCCCGTTCTGAAACAGAAGCTTTCCGAACTCAAGACAAGCCTGCGACGTTACTTATCTGGGCTAAAAGGCGCAAGCTACGAGTTTGATGTCAACGGGAATGTCCTTGACGCCAGACTGTACGATACGGGGATCCGTGAAGTCATGGATCGGGTCACGCAGGAAAAAAGCAGCATGCTTTTTGGAAGCGACCAGATTTTCAGGAACGCACAGTATTTATACAGTACGCCTGACTATGACAGCAACCCCAACGTGTACCGGTGGAATTATTTTTACACGCCTGTTCAAATCGGAAATCAGACCGTCGGTGTAAGAATCGCGGTGCGGGACATGAAGCCTACAACCGGAACCAGAGCCGAAAGTCAAATTTATCACTGGGGCATAAAGAAAGACACAGCCTTGGACGGTGGACATCCGGGCGAAACGCCCAAATCGGCCGGTGTCTCATCAGCTGCATCTTTCAGTCCCACTGTAGCACAACCGGGGAATCCTGTCAACCAGAATGTTTCGGCAAATGATATGGGCGCGATGCGCAGTCAGTTTGAATCTGTTCCGAAGCAGTCCCAGACGCAGAGCAACACCATCGGCAGCGTGGAAGCCGACTGGAACGTGCCGGAATCGCAGCGAACGCCGATCATGTACGACACCATTTCCGAGGCGAAGAGCCTTGACAACGCCCGTCTGCGGCTGGCGCAGGATTACGCCGGGGAAATGGCCGAGCTGCGCGGGAAGCGTAATTGGAGCGGCGAAGAGGTTGACATGGGCATGACGATCCTCGACAACTACCGCAGGGCCGCGGAGCAGACCGGCGACTGGACGGAGTATTCCAACTGGCGCAAGGAAGTTTCTGCGCACGGCACGGTAGCCGGTCAGGCATTGCAGGCCTACGCCAAGTATTCCCGGCAGACGGGCGGCGGCATTGTTGCGGACGCTTCTGCGGCGCTGGAACGGGCGGCGAAGAAGACCAACAAAGCCGAGATTATGAACCGCGTCAACACGCTTGCGCAGCAGTACGACGCGGCGGTCGGCACCGGACAGGAGAATGCGAAGGTCAACGTCAACAATCTGGTCGACATCATCAAAAGCGCAAGCACAGTCCGGAAGACCGGCACGCTCATCGGCAATAAGACCCCGCCCATTGTCAACTGGGCCATGAATCGCATTGCGAACTATGCGCGTGCGGAAGCACAGTCCAGCGGCGGGGAAAACCTCGACTTTCTCAAGACGTTTGCCGCTGACAGTATCTACAACATCGCAGCGGATACAAGGACGGTTTCCGCAGGCGAGAAGGTCAAGAGTGTGCGGCGTGCGGGTATGCTGTCCAAGGTTTCAACCGTCATGCGGAACCTTGTTTCCAATAACGTTTTCGACCCGGTTGACAGCGTTGCACGGAATATTTCTGTTCCGCTGGATATGCTGGTATCCACGATCACCGGCACGCGCAGCGTCGCGGGCGATGCGTCGTGGTTCTCGGCGGCAAAGCGCAAAGGCTCCATGGACGGGCTTGCTCGTGCCTGCATGGAGGTCGGCCTTGACGTCGATACCTCCGGGGGTATGGGCAAGTATGAGAACACCGCAAACCGCACCTTTAAAATGTCCGGCGGCGTGTTCTCGAAACTCATGTCTGTCTGGGAAGCGTATGAGGGCTACACCCTGAACGCGACCGACGAATTCCAGAAGGGCGGTATCGAGGCCAGCGTCCAGAAGGGGATTGACCGGCTCTATGAAAAGGGCAAGATCAAGGATGATTCTCTGCGCGACGCGGGCAAGCAGGAAGCGCTTTACCGCACGTTTCAGGACAAGAATGTCCTGTCCGACGCGGCAATCGGCGTCCGGAACGCGCTCAACAAGGCGCATATCGGCGATATCGGCGCGGGCGATATTGTTCTTCCATTTGCGCAGGTTCCGTCGAACCTTGGCGCGCGGGCAATCGAGTATTCCCCTGCCGGTCTGCTCGTTTCCGCCGCAGATTTCATCAATATGCTTGATTCCGCGAAGAAGGGCAATTTGACAGCGGCGCAGCAGGCAAAGGCGGTGCAGGGCGTAGGCCGTGCACTGACCGGCTCCGGCATGATCGCCATTGCTGCTGCTGGCGCGCTTCGCGGATGGCTGAAAGTGACCGGCGACGACGAAGACAAGAACAAGGACGCGCTCGGCAAGACGCACGGCCTTGACGGGACACAGTTGAATATCAGCGCGGCCCTTCGTGATCTTCGCGGTGAAAGCGCCGAATGGCAGCACGGCGACACGCTGCTTTCCATTGGATTCCTCGACCCGCTTAACGCCCAGCTGACGACCGGCGCACTGATCGCAGATGATATCCGCAGTGAAGCGGGCGTGACGGCTGGCCGTGTGCTCGGAAATTCCCTGTCCGGCGCGTTGCAGTCTGTCTTGGATACGCCGGTCATGTCCACGATGCAGGATGTTGTAAACAACTATCGGTACAGCGACGCAAGCACGCCCGGCGGGAAAATGCTGGACGCCGCGCAGAGGTACGCCGCGAACCAGCTTTCCAGTGTCATTCCGAACGCGCTGCGCGGCATTGCGCAGGGCCTTGACGACACGGAGCGGAACGCCTATTCCTCGGATAACGTCTGGCAGCAGGCGGTTGACAACGCGAAAGCGTCTATCCCCGGCCTGCGTGAAACACTCCCGGCAAAGACAGACGTATGGGGGAATCCTGTCAAGAACGAGGGCGGCGCCCGCAACTTTATGAACCGGAATATCAACCCCGGAAATATCACGACGTACAAGACCGATGCAGTTTCTTCTGAGATCGAGAAGATCAGCGACGCGACCGGCAATCCTCTGTATCCTGACCGGACGGCTCCGCGCTCTGTGAAGGTTGACGGCGAATCTGTCAGCCTGACGTTCGAGCAGCGCAGCATATACCAGAAGGCATACGGCGACGCGTATTCCGCCGCTGTGACCGCGCTGATGAATGATAAGAATTACAAGGCCATGCCGGACAGCATGAAAGCGGAGATTTTGAAGCAGGCAAAAGACGTTGCGGCGGAGAGCGCAAAGGACAAACTCGGGATCGGGTATGAAATGAAAGCTTCCGCGCAGAAGATCTTGGAGAAATCCGGCGCAGAACGGAACAACGCCATGATCTCCGCGGCCGTCAAGGCGCAGCATTATCTTTCCGACGATACGAAGAAGCAGTTTTCCGGTGTCGAGAACCAGTATAAGGGCGCAGATTATATCGGCCTTTCCGACGAACTTGTTGCTTCTGCGACTGAGAAAGCAAACGCGTATTTTGAGGCGTTGGAAGCGTCCAAGTACGGAGGTAAGCTGACGGACACACAGAAGGAACTGGCAGGCAATGGCAGCAAGGAGCTTGCGCAGCATTTCATGGAAAAGGCAATCGAGGCTCGTTATTCTGACGCCAACAAAAACGGCACGAAAGCGGACGAGTATCTTGCGGCTTACAAGAACGGAGAGATCAACGACGCGGTTGCGCTTGCTGTTTTGAGTGACAAGGAGATCAAGGCTTATGACCGGTACGGCAGAACCGCGAAGGTCACGCCGACAATGGCTTTGCAGGCAGCGAATGCGCACGCCGGAATGAAAGACGTAAAAGACGAAGACGGAAAAGTCACCAAAAGCGCAGAATCACAGTTCGACGCATGGCTTGACAAGCAGAAGTGGACGGAAGACCAGAAATCCGCAATCCGCATGGGATTCTATACGGACAACACAAAGACGTATACTTACCTCTCTGAACAGCTGCGAAAAGGAAGCATCAGCACGTCTTCCGCGAAAAGTGAACTTTCTCCGTCGTATCAAGCGGGATGGTCACATAATGTCAAGGACACCGGCGCGGAAATGGCAGACTATATCGACGCGATCGTGGAGTACGAAGAGCGCCCGAGCGAGGACGAGCGAAAAGCGGCAGGATACAAAAATGCGTGGACGTGGTTCTGCGACTATCTGAACAGCACAGACCTGACGCAGGAGCAGAAATACGCCATTGCGATCAGCGTGTACGATTATGGTGACAGCACCAAGAAAAAAATCTGGGACAGGCTCAGATAGGAGGTATCCATGGTACAGAAAATCAAAAACGTCCTGTATGTCACGATGCGCGGCGTCGATTTGACGCAGTGTTCTGGACTCAGCTTCAAGATCGTGCAGGGGGATGATTTCTCCAAGACCTATACGCCGACGGTCGCAGATGCAACGCACTTCACGGTGGAGATTCCGAAAGCCGACGCGGACAGCTTGACTGTCCGTCCGGCCCGCTGTCAAATGACGTTCACAGACGAGAACGGCAATGACCGGGCAACGGAGATCGCCGTCGTCGGCGTAGAAGAACTTCTGTAGGAGGTATGTCGTTATGTCTGACGCAGTATTTGAACAGCGGCTGAACATGGCCGTAGCCCCTGACACTGCGGCGATGCAGGTAGTCAATGCGTTAAAAGGTGATAAAGGCGACACCGGTCCACAAGGCCCAAAGGGCGATAAAGGCCCGGCAGGCCCACCTGGCTCTGCTGGCCCGGCAGGTGCTACAGGTGCAGCCGGGGCAGATGGCACGGACGGCGTAACCCCGCATATCGGCAGCAACAAGCACTGGTTTATCGGAACGCAGGATACCGGTGTCGTCGCGGAAGGGCAGGACGGCGCAACCGGCGCGAAGGGAGACCCCGGCGAGAAGGGCGAAAAAGGCGATACAGGAGCGCAGGGGCCAAAAGGAGACCCCGGTGAGAAAGGGCCGCAGGGCGAGACCGGCCCCGCTGGCCCGACCGGCCCAACCGGGCCGAAGGGAGACACGGGCGCGGGCTTTGTGGTCAAGGGCTATTATGCAACGGCCTCGGCACTGGAATCTTCTGTACAGGATCCGGCGGTGGGCGATGCTTACGGCGTCGGCACGGCGGAACCGTATGACATTTATATCTACGACGGCGTGTCCGGGACATGGGTCAACAATGGCCCGCTGCAAGGCGCGAAAGGGGATAAAGGCGATAAGGGCGATACTGGCCCCGCAGGCCCGACCGGCCCGGCAGGCCCGGACGGCGCTCCCGGCAAAGACGGAAGCCCCGGCAAGGACGGCGTACCCGGCGCGCCCGGGCAGGACGGCTTCAGCCCCTCCGCCACCGTGGCCGAAACCGGCACCGGCGCGACAATCACCATCACCGACAAAACCGGCACGACGACCGCTGAGATCAAAAACGGCAAGGACGGCGCACCGGGAAAAGCCGGCACGAACGGCAAGGATGGAGCACCCGGCGCAGACGGCACGACATTCACGCCGTCCGTCTCCGCTGCGGGAGATCTGAGCTGGACGAATGACGGCGGGAAGGAAAATCCGGCCAGTGTGAATATCAAGGGGCCTGCAGGGGAAGCGGGACCGGGTTCGGAGTTGTTCTATGTCGGCTGCGGTATTCACGCCAAGGACACTTATGATCAAAGTGTCACGCACACCAAGACATATGACGAAATCCTTGCAGCTTATAAGGCTGGGAAAGCGTGTTATGCAAGAGTGAAACTCTTTGGGGAAGACAATACGAACCGCCTGCTTCTTCCGCTTGCGGAAGTGGATGAAGCGTTTGGGTATGTCGATTTTGCATTGACACAGATGATACAGGGTGACACACCGGAAGAACTGATGATTTATTACGTCCATATTGACTCGGATGGCAATGCAGAAGGCTACTGGGGTACACGGTATACGCTGGACGGTATATTGCAGGCTTTCTCCGGCGCAACCAGCACTGCTGCCGGAACGGCAGGCTTTGTTCCTGCTCCGACTGCTGGACAGCAGGGGAAATACCTGAAAGGTGATGGTAAATGGGCGGATCTTCCGAGCGCCGGAACAGGGGCCAGAGGCATTACATATCTGGTGGACGCAGTAACCAGGACGGATACCGACAAAGCCGTTACACCAAGGGCCGTGAACACGGTGTACAAGATGTTCAACCGTGCTACAGGTGTGCATGAGGCAGACACAAACTATACAACGTTGATGGCCAGAGGTATGTCCTTGAACGCAGAAGAAACGACGC